CCCATGAAGCTCGAGGTGCCACCCTGCGTCTGCAGGGTCCCGGCGTCATTGTACTCCGCCATCCACAGGCGGATGTAGTTAAGGCCGGTCGTGCTACCCGCGACGATCCTGAGACCGACCTCGAAGGTCCAGGCTTCATTCTGGGCCGCCACGCAGTAGGTCGTGCTCGGCAGGGGATTGATGGCGTAGTTATTGCCGGCCGGGCTGGTGGCGTAGATGCGGATTTCGAGATACGGAATGCCGTTCTCGACGCCATTGCCGATGATCTCGCGGCTGACGCCGGACACCCCCGTCACGGTCCAGTTCGTGGGCAAGGTGCCGGGCGTGCCGGCGACGGCCCCATCGGCCCACGGGTTCGGATTGCTCGGGTACTTCGCCGCCGGATCCCAATCCCAGGTGGCGACGTCGATCGCCGCCTCGGTCAGCGCCGGCCGCCCGCCACCCGCCGGCGCCGCGAAGTACCAGCCCTTCGTGGACCGGGCATGCGTCAGCACGGGGTCGCCCGGCATGGTCGCCTGCATGAAGTCCCAGGTGACCGTCTCGCCCGCCGCGTAGGCAATCGCGCTGCCTGCCCCGGTAATCGCCGCCGGGGTGGGCCTCACCACCGACTTCGGCGTCGAGGCCAGCGTGCCGGCACCCGCCAGCGCCCGGCTCATCTTCACCACCGCACGCGGCGACGCCGCCACGCCGCCGGCGCCCGCAATAGCGCCGCTCACCTTCACGATCGACTTCGCCTGCGCGGCGACACTCCCGGACCCGGTCAGAGACGCATTGCCCATCCTCGCGTTGGCCCACGCGGAAAGACCGCCCGCGCCAGCGACCATCGCCGAGGCGGCGGCCTTGACGCGCGGCGTCGCGGCGTTGACGCCACCAGCGCCGGTCAGCGACGCCGTCATGGCGTGCGTCTGCCGCGGCATGGCCGCCACACTGCCGCCGCCGCCGGCCAGAGACGCCTGCGCGCCATAGGCCTGGATCGGCTGCCCGGCCGCCATGGCGCCAGCGCCGGTAAGCGTCGCCCGACCGTGCTTGCGCGACGTGAAGGCCCGCTCGCGGCCATACCCCTTGGCAATCCAGTCCGCGGTGCGCTCCACCCCGGTCCCGGCCGCGTTGAAAAACCGCACCGTGAACCCGGTCCGGCTGATGCTGGTGATGGACCAGTAGTCGCCCGTGGCGAGATCCTGCCCCGTCACCGCCAGCGCCGGCGTCTCGTGGAACCGCTCGGTGAAGGTGATGGCAGTCCCGGCCGCAGCGATGGTGACGTCGTTCGCCGCCTCCACCCGGTCCGGCACATCGATGGCGATGGACAGGTCGGACACCTCGACCCCCGTCACGCCGCCGTCGAGGCTCGCGATGGTCAGGCGGAACTGCAGGGCGCGCGCCTCGATCTCGGCGGTGGTGAAGGGCTTCCACAGCCCCCAGCCTTCCTCCGCCGGGTCATCGATGGTGGCGCGGTACTCGAGCGAAGCCGACCAGTCCTCCCCGCCGCCGGAGGCCATCTGCGTGACGTCCGACAGCGTCGTCCACGAGCCGATGATGTCGCTGTCGACGACCCCGTAGGCCACGATGGACGGCATGACCCGGACGCGGGAGGGCTCGCCGATGTCGGCGGTCTGGAAGGTGTAGGTGCCGGAGGTCTGCCCCTCTGCCAAGGTCAGACCGTCGCCGGTGACCGTGGTGGAGACCTTCGTGCCGGTCCAGTCCGGGTGCTCGTCCTGGGTGGCGATGACGTTGAGGGTCGCCAGCTCAAAGGCGGTCGAAATCACAACGATCGCGGTCTCGCTCTCCACCCCGGCCAGGCTGACCGCCTTGAGCAGGTAGGTCCCGTCGCGCGGCGGCCCGTCGAACAGCAGCGCATCCACCCGGTCGACCAGCACCACCGAGGCCGGCCAGGACGCGGAGGACAGGCTCGGGCTGTACTTGATCCGGTAGAAGACCGACTTGTGCTGCCGCACCGCGCCCCAGGTCAGCCGCAGCCGGCCATCGACCATCTCGGCGTTGAAGTCCGTCACGTTGTCGGGGACCCAGGCCAGCCCCTTCACCGTGAGGCCGGTGCGCTCCAGCCAGATCGAGCTGCGGCCGAGCGCGTCCACGGCGCGCACCCGGATCGAGATGGCGCCCTCGGTGATGTCGCCGACGTCGATCGAGTTGCCGAAGGCGTCCCCGATGCGGGTGTAGGCCGGGTCCACCGAGCGCTTCACCTCGACCGTGTAGGAGCGCACGCGGGCGTCGGTGCTGTGCTTCCAGGACACCGTCGCCATGGCGCGCACGGCGCCGCTGGCGAAGCTCTGGAACTCCTCGAGGCTGATCTCGCTCGGCGGCTGGATCGCCCCGGTCGGGAACATCGAGAAGGACGGCGGGTCGCGGTTGATGCCCTGCTCAACCCGGTCGTACTTCGTCTCGTCGTGGAAGAGCGCGGAGATCTCGTAGATGTGCTTGTCCACCTCGGCGATGGAGATGACCCGATGCGGCCGCGGCGCGGCGGCAGAGGTCGTCATCATCCACACGCTCTCGGTGCCCGGCACCTGGCTGAAAGGCGCTGCCAGGGTGAGGACGGTATGGCTCCCGAGCCCGTTGGTGACCGCGCGCTCTTCCAGCGCACCGTCGGGCAGCGTGACCCGCAGATAGGCGGTCGAGCCATCGATGGTGACCGGGCTGTCCACCGTCACGGACCAGAGCGAGGCCGAGACCACCCGCCCGCCGAACCGCGCGCCGGCCCACCAGCGATCCGAGATGAGCACGATGTCGCCAGGGCGAACGTCGATCTGATCGAAGCCGCCGCGGTAGGTGCAGAGCTGCGTCTCGTTCTCCTCGGCGTCGAGTGCCCACCGGCCGATCCGGCGTGCCTGGGTGCGGCTCGACACGCCCATGCCGGCGATCTCGATGGGAACGCTGCCGCGCGTGCCGAGGCCCTTTCCCTGGATGAGTTCGATGTCCGGCCGGTAGCCATTGAGCGGGTCGGAGAACATGACCGCGGCGACGGTATGCCGGGCGCGCAAACCAGAGCCCTCGTAGTTGAAGGTTCCTTCGAGGACATTGGCATTGGTGACCAGCTTCACAGGCGAGGCCGGGCGGTCCTGCGTCGCGGTGATAGTGCCGGCGCCCCAGTAGACCATGCCGCGGAAGGTGGCGGCGATGGACTGCAGGACGGAATAGGCTTCGGACCTGGTGTTGATGACGCCGTTGAAGGCGAAGCGCGGCTCCATGCCGCCCTGGCCGTCCGGTACCAGCTGGTCGCAGTACTGGGCAATCTCGTAGATCGCCCACTTGTCGACCATGGCCGGCTTGATCTGCGCGCCGAGCCCGTAGCGGGTGTTCGTCAGCAGGTCGTAGAAGACCCAGGCCGGATTGTCGGTCCAGGCGATCTTCGACAGCGAGCCGTTCCAGACGCCGCCCGTCGTGCCCGGGCCTGAGGTGGCATAGGCGCGCGTCACCGGGTCATAGTTCTCCGGGACCGCGATCTTGAGGCCCTTGATCTCGTAGGTGCGCTGCGGAACCGAGGAGCCGAAGGTCTCGGCATCGAGCGCGAGCCCGATGTAGGCCGTGTTCGGGTAGGACAGCTTCCAGTCGAGGATCTCGGTGAAGCTGCCCCAGTAGATCTTGTCCTGGATGGTGGTGTCGTCGTCGTTGTCGGCCGGGTCGAGGCGCTTCACGCGGATCTGCCACGGCCCCGTGCCATGGACTGGGAAGGTCCAGGACTTCTCGTAGGGCGAGGTACACTTCCCGCTGATGACGTCGTTGACCATCAGCGCCCAGTCGCCGGTCGAGGCCTTGAGCTCGATGCCGATGCGAACGGCGACCGCGGTGACGTCGCCGGTCGTGCGGTCCTGGATGAACAGGGCCGGGAAGCGCAGCGTCACCCGCAGGTGGGTGAGCGGCCCGAGCGCGGTGCTCTTGGTGACACCGCCCATCTTCATCGAGACGAGCTGGCCGACCGGCACCTCGCGCGCCGCGGTCTCGGACACCGCGGCGGCCATCGCGTCCTGGTCGGGCAGGCCGGCCATGAGCGCGAGGTTCACGCCCTGGAAGTTGTAGGACCCGTCGGCGTTCTGCAGCGGCGTGTCGTCGAAGAAGACGCTCTTGAGCCCGTCCGCGAAGCCCTCGATCGGCCCTTCGGACAGGATATCCATGACGTAGGCTGTCGATTTCGAGCGCAGGGTATTGGGCGCCTCGTAGGGCGCGCGCTGCCGGCCGCCGCCACCGCCCTTGCCGCCGCCGGCGCCGCGCACGCTCATCGCCGAGGCCTCGGCGGTCATCAGGTGCGCCCCACCACGGCCGCGGTGATCTTGCCCGTCTGGCCGGCGGTCGTGATCACGGAGTTGGCGACGTAGTCCTCGGCCTTGAGCGAGGCCGCGCCAACCACCGTTCCCGCGCGCACCTTGCCGTAGACCAGCGGCACCGGGCCGCCCTGGACGTAGGTATTCACCGGCCCGGTGAAGAGGAACGAGGGGTTCTGGTCGACGGTCAGCGGTCCCTGCGTCTTCGGCTGCGGAGCGAGCATCATGGTCACCCCGGTGAAGACCAGGCCCAGGCCCATCATGCCGACGGTGCTCGCCGACAAGACGCCGCTCACGCCGATAACCGAAGTGCCCCAGGCCGCCGCCGAGGCCGCCGAAGCGCCGCCCGCCGCGCCCGCCGCCGTCACAGATGCCGAAGCCGCGCCGAACCAACCGATTGCCGCGCCATAGGTGACCACCGCGGCGACGATCATCACCACTCCGGCGATGATCTTGCCCGCCCCGCTGTTCTTCGCGCCCGCGGCCGCGGGGACGATGTGCAACTCGGTCTCGGCCCCGAAGCGCAGCCCGAGCCCCTCCGGCGTCAGCCCCATGCGGCCGCGCACTACCCGGTAGGCCCCGTCGGCCACCGCCTGCCGGAAGCCGCGCAGCATGCTGCACAGGGCCCGGATCGCCTCGGCGGGGGTGTCCACCGCCAAGTCGAAGCGGGGCCCGAAGCGCCGCCCCAGGCCGCCATGCAGATGGATGGATCGGATCATGCCTGGCTCTCGTGCCGCAGCGCATGTGTCACGAAGGACAGCCAGCGCGACAGGGGTTCTTCCCGGCTGAGCCGGTTCGACAGGTGATGCAGGATCAACCCGTTCCCGAGCACGATGGCGGCGTGGTTCGCCACCTGGCTCTGGATCTGCATCAGCAGGACGTCGCCGCGCCGCGCGCCCTCGATAGAGACCACCCGGAAGCCCGCCGCGGCGAAGTTCTCGCGATAGAGGTCGCCACCGGCACGCCACCACTCATGGC